TCCGCGTCGAGCAGGTTGCGATGCAGACTGAGGCGCAGATGACCGAGGCTGCGCTCAGGCACGATGAGAAGGTGCTGGAGAAGGCCAGCCGCTGGGTGGCAAACTATGTCGGCACGGTGCGCCCGACCGTGACCTACATCTTCATCATCGAGTTGGTGCTGATCAATGCGGCCTTGACGTTGTACGTCTGGAAGCATCCGGGCCTGATCCAGTCGGTGGATGACCTGATCCGGGTGACGGCAATCATCTTCAGCGAGGACGAGATGGCCATGCTGGGCGGGATCATCGGGTTCTGGTTCGGCAGCAGGCAGTGGAGCAAGAAGTGAAGCTGAGCCCGGATGGCGTTGCGCTGATGCACAGGTACGAGGGCTACAGAACCCGGCCCTACTTGTGCCCTGCTCACATCTGGACCGTTGGGTACGGGCACGTCTTGTATCAGGACCAGATCCAACTGCCTATGGTTCGCAAAGAGGGTTACACTGGGTTCATCCGCATGAACTATCCGCTACGTCCAGAACACAACCGTGTCTGGTCTAAGAGAGAGATCGATGCGCTTTTCGACGCTGACGTCGCTGCTTTTGAACGAGGTGTTCTTCGTCTGGTTCCCGGCTGTGCTGGTCATCAAGGGCGCTTCGACGCTCTGGTCTCTTTTGCGTACAACGCAGGGTTAGGAAATCTGCAGCGCAGCCAGATCCGCATGAAGGCCAACCGCGATGACATCGAGGGGGCCGCAGATGCGTTCATGCAGTGGACCAAGGCTGGCGGCAAGGAACTCACGGGTCTTGTCAAGCGGCGCAGGGACGAACGTGCGCTGTTTCTGAGGTAGACCACGCCGCTATTTCAGCACCAAGTCGGCCACCAGCACCGTAACAACGATTGCCGTCAGGGCAAGCCAGACCCAGAACGCTTCGGGGAGAGTTTCCGGGTCTTCGGCTCCGAGTTCTATGCAGGCTTCGGCAGCCTCGGGATGGCGACCCTGCTGGTCGCAGCCGGTGGGAAGGCGGCTCATAGCTGCGGCCAGAACAGAAACACGCCGACAGCGGCCAGCACGGCGCAGACGATGATGTCAATGGTCAGAGCAATGTCCACAGCAGGGCTCCCAGTGCGATGCACGCAATGATAACAGCGGGCGCTGGAACGTAACGCGAACGCGGCTCCGCGATGTTGTAGCCCGTGGTGAACGTGCAGTCGGCCAGCGTGCGTGGGGTGGTGAGGTGGCTGGGTTTCATGGGTTGTTCCCTTCAATAAGACGGGCAATGCACCCGCCGTAGTTTGTGTTCGGGCAGTCTACGTCCCACTGGCGGGCAACCCTGGCGCAGCGCTGGCGTTCGGCGGCTGCGCCGTTCTCGCGCTCTGCTTCCATTGCCAGCTTGATCACAAACTTCGTCGCCGCCTCAAAACGCTTTTCAAGCGCGACGGCGAACCGTTGAAAGTGCGCCTCGTCGCCCCAGTGCTGGCCTGCAGTTTCGTTTATCAGGGTGGCGATTTCGTTGTCCTTCATGTCTTGTTCCTCGCTCTGATTCCCGCAGCACAGCGCTGCGCAATGCCCTCGATGCTGGCGTGTTGGTCGCAGATGTCGGCGCACGCCTCACGCTCCATCAACAGCCCCTCCGTAATCTGCGTGCCGAGGTGGTCCAGCAGATCCTCTACCGTGTCGCCGTGCCCAGTGGCGTAGCCCATGCTGCGCATCCAGTGGGCGACTTTTTCGCGTTGGGCTGCGGCGACGATGGCGGCGAAGCGTTCTAGGTCTTCTTGGGTCATGTCTTACTCCTCTCCGGCCACGATGCGGGCCGCTCGGTCCATTCGATGATGTCTTGGCATGCGTCTTTGCTGCGCGCGACCCTTGCGGCATCTTCGGCGGAGAAGACATTCCATACCACGTAAGACCACCGCTCCCCGTCCCACCAGCGCAAAGCGTTCGGGTCGCGGCAGTTGCTCGCCGGCCACCAGCCGATGCTGGGCGGCGGTCCTTTGTGCCATGTGGTCATCTCATTCTCCTAATCCACCGCCACAGCGGCAACAGCGTCAATCCGCTGACGAAGCCGCGCAGAAAGGCGCGGAATTTCATGGTTGAGCCTCCGCTTGCGCCACCGGCTCCTGCTCCTGCTGCGCCAGCGCTGCGCGGAGGGCGGGGATAACTGTTCCCGCACGATCAGCTTGCCACCGGCTGTCGTTGCTCCAGTGAATCTCAAACAACGCCTCCAGCGCCTGCTGGGCGGCTTCTCGTAGGGTGTTCATTCCGCTTCCTCCTTCCTCTGCCGAGCCTCATAGGCCAGCACATCGGCAAGCCGGTACATCACGCGCCCCTGCTGGGTGCGGCCAAGCCGGATGAACGCCGGCCCGCGCTGATTGGCGCGCCAGTGGCGCACGGTGCGCTTGGCCACGCGCCATCGCTCGGCAAGTTCCTGCTCGGTCAGCAGGATGTCATTCGTCGTCATCGGCGCTCTCCTCGGCAAACCACCAGTCTTCGATGTCAGCGGCGATGTCGTGCGCCTTGCCGGCGGCCTTGCCGTGTTCCGGGTGGCTCAGCAACGGGAACGAAAGCTCGTAAATCGCCACCAGCAGGCGGTCGATGTGCTCGCGGGCGGTGCGGGCTCGGTCGTCAGCGACGGCATACATGTCTTGCGCGGCCTGCAGGCGCTGGTGCAGTGCCGCCTCGGCTTGGGTCATCACTGGGGTGCTCATACGGTGCCCTCCTCGGCGCGGATCTGGTTGGTGCGACGAGTTGCCGCCTCAATGACTTGCTTTCGTTCTTCGCTCCCCTTTGGTAGCCGGTTGATGTCAATGCGAAGCAACTCTAGGCCCTCCATCGTGCTGGCAAGCTCAATCTGCTCCAGCAGGGCGTTGACGCTTACCGTAGACGCGGGCGGCGGCGGTGCCACAGGGGGCTTTGGCGGCGGCGGCGCTACCGGCGGTTTGGGAGTAGCGCGGCGCTCTTGCCTTTCGTCTTTTTTCTCCTCCTCGTGACCGGACTCCAACGGCAGCTTGGCCCATAGCTCGTAAGCAAGGCCGAACGTCATAGCCGCCGCCAAGCAAACGCCTCGACGATGCGTATCCGTCAGGTCGCGCGCCGTGATCTTGTCGCGCTGGATTGCGGCGTTACGCGTATCCATGACGGCTTGCGGGACTGCGGGCGTGACCTGCTCACCATTGCGGAAACGGATCAGCAAATAACAACCAACAGGCGCCGCATGCAGCAGGCTTCCCTCTGCATTGGGAACCGTCTCTGGCAGCCAACCGGGCGCGTGTTCTCGCAGAAGCTGCAAGGTGCGCGACCAGTTGATGTAGGAGGCTTTGAAACTGCCGGCGCCGATGGTTTCCACCAGATCGTCCGTGGCAACTCCGGCTAGATTGGGAATTTGCACGTTTGCTCCTCAGCGGCTGACGCGATCAATGTATTCTGCGGCAGCCATTGCGGCGGCTGCGTCTTGGGTGCGCCGGCCACCGGGCAGAACCCAACCTTCCGGCAGCGCCATGCCGTTGCGCAGCGTGCAGGCTTGCGCCCACAGGATGCGAGCAGCACCGAAGCGCATGTTGTTGGGGTGGAAGAACTCTGCGGCAGAGGTTTCCAGCGAAGGGGGCGGTTCTTTTTTGCGGGTCATGGGTGTTACTCCTGTGGTAGTTGAACGGTTTCAACATGCTCTTCATAACCTTGGCTGCGGCCGTATTCCTTTTCAAGCATTTCATCAATTTGCTCGCCAAGCTCAATTAGCTTGGCACGGCCGCAGTGCCTTAAAACAAATTCAAAAATTAACTCCTCTATCTCAACTCGTTTGGACATTTCTATATCTGATTTTTTGCACTCTTCGTTTTTCTCCTCAACAAGTTGATCCTTCAGGCTTTTAACCAGCAAATCATAGGCTTCAGCCATGAACACCGGCGCGTATGCGTTTGACATTGGCGCTCTCCAAAATGGGGCGGTTTCCCGCCCCGTGGGTTCAGTCAGTCAGGCCGGCGGGCATGCCGTCGTCGTCGACGCCGGGAACGCGGGACGCAGCCACAGTCGTCTCGACGGGCGTGCCGCCGCCCATCAGGGCGATGATGTCGTCCTGCGTGGCGAGCTTGGCCTCGTAGCCCGACGATGCGTAGCGGATCGCCTCTGGACCGGAGATGGCGCGGATCAGGCGGTCCATGTGGTCGGGGTGGCTTACGACGTAAACCTTGACGGTGCGGACGTAGGGCCGCTTGGGCTTCTCAGTGCTCATTTTCTTTGCTCCGCGAGACGCCGCAGCGCCTCGACTTGAGTGCCGACCTGCTGCAGGAAAAACGTAACCTTGGCTTCCAGGTCGGCAATGAAGCCAGGGTCACGGTTGATCCGCTGAATGTGCAGTTGCAGCGGCTCAGGCATTAGGGGATCGAAGGAGACGAAATCGCACCACTGGCGGCCAGTGATCCACATCTGGCCCTGTACCTGCGCGCGGTGCTCGTCGGGCATGCCACGCAGCAGCGTCTCAATGTGAACG